AACAGGCCCACACTAATTTTGCCCACCATTTTTGTCCTTCTAATAATTCTAATTCTGAATTTGTTAATTCTAATCTTGTAAAAGTAGGTGTTTTATTTGTAACAGGAATGTGGTGGAATTTCTTTTTCCAATTTCCTGCACTATCTTTTACTCTTAGATTTTCTTTCCATTGGTCTTTAAATGCTTTCACTTCTTCTGCACTTGAATTTTCTAATCCAATTATTCCTCGTGGAATTTCATTATCTGAAAAATATTCTAAGTTATGTTCAATTGAATAGATTAATGTTTGAATTGTTTCTGCCAAAACTTGCACTGGACTTCTTCCATAAATTGAATCTGTTCGAGGATTTTTCTCAAACCAAACAATTTCTTTTTTTCCAAATGGAACTGGTCTTGCTCCACTAATCCAACCATATTGAAAATAAGCTGCTTTCTCCCTTGCATCTGCTGCTGTAATCCATCCTGGCTCCATTAATCTTGCTTCTTTAGATGTATTGATTTCTGTATCCATTATCAAATCTTCACGATCAGTCATCATTCCATAAATATCTGGATTCTTAGTAAATGTTGCTCCATCTCTTGCCACTATCTCAACCATTTCACCTTTCATATTAAAAAGTTTATTTATAACTCCAGAATCAATTTCTAAAAGATCTCTTAAATATTTTCTTCTAATTTCTTCAAAACTTTCTTTATTTGTATTTGGATTGTCATAAAAATTTTTAACCTGTTTAATATGGTCTTCAAGTGTTGGAGAATCTTCTTTTCCTTCCTTTGCAACAATATCCCATTCAACTGCACACAATTCATCTACTGTTGTTGATACACACATTTCTACAAAAGGTGTTGCTGCTAATCTTCTAATGTTTGGTAAATCTACAAATCTAGGATAACCAAAAGGTGGCTTATATATGAACTTTGGAATATAAGCTTTCGGCTGTGCATTTCTTGTTTGTTCACTGATTGGATCTATTATCGGTACAGATTTTTCTTTTATTAAACCAAATAAATTCTTAAAATTTATTTCCATGAGTATGAATGGTAATTTAATAAATTTATATGATTATTTAAATATTGTTGTTCAATCAAAATTTATCCCACCTTTCCATATAAGTATTATTACATTTATTACAAAAATACATATCAAATTTTTCTTTATCACTTCCCACCAAATAAACTAAATTAAGAGTATGACAATAAGGACACTCTCTTATTTCAGCACCTTCAAAAAGAGATTCAATTGTTTTAGTTTTCATCTTAATACCTTTACATTGTTCTTTCAAATTAAGTAACATTTTACTTATTTCATTAACTTTTTTTTTATCTATCATTTTTGTTTTTGAATAAAATTTCTTCTTTAAATATTTCTTTACACTTTGGACAAGTATAGTAGGCATTATATACTTTGTTATTATTTTCTTTTGAATGACTATATTTAAACTTACCATAATAACCACACTGACATTTTCCAATAATGTCTGGTTCTTTTAATTTTTGGAAAAACCTAATTATGGGCATATTATCTATTATTTCTTGTAATTTCATTTTAATCCACAAACTCCAAAACCATTTCATTTTTTGAAACTATAAAAAACATTCTCATCATCATTGCATCACCAACATCTGTTGATCTACCTAAATTTTCTTTTATTTCATCCTTTGTTAATATTCTAAGTGGCTGATCTTTGCCTGGATCCTTTTGTTTTATTTGTTCTAAATCTTCAATAATCATTTCTCTTGTTTCTACCTTAACATCTTTTGTAATTCCTATCCATCCTGAATTTACATAATTTGCTAATTCAAACCAACACTGTGCTTTTAAATTTGCATAATTATGTATTGCTTTTTCAGTTTCTGTTTCTTTTTTTCTTGTTATTGGCCTTGCATTATTTACAAATCCTTTTACTCCTGGCAAATCCTTTACTAATCCAAATCCTACACCATCTTCATCAATTGCACACTTACTTCTTTGAACTTTGTTCTTTGTTAAAATATTATCTAATTCTTCATTTGAAATATTACTAAGATTATAAATCTTTTCAATAAAAAGCCCATTCCAAATTAAAATCATTGTTCTATCCCTGCCTCTACCTGCAACATCAACTGTGCAATACTTATCCCCCTTTTCTACTGAATTTGTAAATAAATCTATAATTGCATCATATTCAAATAATCTGGTTGGATCATCATCATATTCAAAATTACCATAAAGCAACCTTTCTTTTGAAATTCTATCTAACTTTTTTAAATTTTCAATATAATATTTTGATATAAAAGGATTATCCCCTACTAATGCTGGAATAAAGGCTCTATATGGTTCAATTGTTCCTTCTTTATCTGGTTTATAAAATTCAAAATATAAAAAGTTCTTTGCTGGATTACTTGCAATTAAAAGTTTTGGTACCAAACTAAACTCATCTAATTTATATCTTATTCTACTCATAACAATATTCTTTGCTTTGGCTGTGATTTGACTTGCCTCATCAATAAATGCTCCTGTATATTCCGTACTTCCAAGCGAATCAAATTCTGGATCACTTGGATATAAAAATAAATCCTTTAAATAAATTGAACTATCATTCCAAAATTTAATTGTTCCTTCAATTGCATTATATTTATAATCTACTCCTGGCTTTAAATTAAATTCTTTACATACTTGAAAAAAGGTTAATAATGTACTTTCTTTTAAACTTTTAAGAATTGCCCTACCCATTAACCATCTGCTTCCAGGATAATCAATACAATTAAAAATTAACCATGCACACCCAAGATAAGACTTACCTCCTCCCGCTAGGCTCCGCCACCGTAAAAGATTTCAGTGTGGACATTATCATTAAGTAATTCTAATGCTCGCTCTTGTCTTTTAGATGGCTTCCATGTTATTGTTTTCATGGATTAATTTCACCTCCTATATCCCTCTTTTTTATGTCTCTTTTTGTGACATTTTTTACATAAGGTAATACCATTATCTAAATCCCATAATTCATCACAGAATATCCCTTCTTTCAATGTTTTAATATTATTTCCTTCTATAATTTGAATAAATGGTTTTTTGTGATGTGCTTCTAAATATCCTCTTTTTCCACAATCTTGACAAGTATAATTATCTCTTTCAAAAACAGCCATTCTCCATGCAGTTGATTTAAAATGATCTCTCAAAGCCCTTTTTATAAGTGTTGTTGGTTTTCTTAAACTATCACTTATCCTTTTTATTGTTTCTTCTGAATAAACCCCTTTTTTCCCTTTGTTCCATGGAACTTGCCCTGTTTTTTTTTCTTTATTCCAAGGAGGTTTATTTCCAAATTCAGTTTCTTTTGAATTTCTTTCTCCTTTTTTAAATTCTGTCAATCTACTTCTATGTTCTCCCTTCTTGAAACTTCCAGAATTTGTTTGTCCTTTATGTAATCCCATATTTATTTAACAACTCTCACATTTAAAAAACCATCATTAAGAAGTTTTAAGGCCTTCTCCTGCCTTTGACTTGGTTTCCACTTTATTACTTTCATCATCAGCTTTTTGAATAATTATTCTTGTTCTTTCATCCAAAATATCTATTTCAGACTTCTCAATATATCCTCTATGCTTCCCTTTAGTTTTTAAATAAAAAATAATCTCAGCAGTCTTTCCTGCTTTAATATTTTTAAATAAAGCATTTTCTACAAAATCCAAACATAAATCTGGAATCTGCTTAATCCAATATTGATAATTATCATCCTTTTTTAACCATTTATAATGTGTTCTTCGAGATATTCCTGTTTGTTTTGCTGCAGCAGTAATCACCCCTAACTGATCTTGTAATGCCTCAAACATTCTTTTCTTCTTTCCACTAAGAATTCTTATCTTTTTTACTGAATTTTGTGACTTTTGTGAATTTTCTTTCTTATCCACTCTCTTTTACCCCCTTGTTTCCAGTGAACTTTTCCCATCTTTCAATGATTATTGAGCAATAAACAGGGTCTATCTCCATCATATAACACTTTCTGTTTAATTGTTCGCATGCAATTAAGGTACTTCCTGAGCCACCAAATAAATCTAAAACTATATCATTTAATTTAGAACTATTTTTTATTGCTTCAGAAGATAATTCTACTGGTTTCTGTGTTGAATGTTCATATTTTTGTGGTGCATCCCTTTTAATTAACCATAAACTTGTTTTATCTCTCTCTTTTGTAAAATATGGTTTTTTTCCTTTCCATCCATAACTAATAACTTCGTGCTGGTTTCTATAATCTTGCCACCCCATACTTGCTACATTCTTTGCCCAAATAATACTTGTGCTTCTTTTCCAATCCATTTTATTAAATATCTTATAAAAAGGCAATGCATTCATATCTGTGTCCCCGTGACACAGATATATTGGACAATCTTCTATAAGAAAATCATTTATTGATTTACAAGTGTCCATCAAAAATTTATCAAATTCTTCTGAAGACAAATTATCATTCTTTAATTTCCCTAAATTTTTATTCAAGCCGAGGCTTGAATAATTTACATTATATGGAGGATCAGTAAATACCATATCTGCCTTGTTTTCACCCATTAACCTACCTACATCCTCTTTTTTAGTGGCATCCCCACACATGAGCCTATGATTTCCTAATTGCCATATTTCGCCTTGTTCTATTTTATATTTCGCTTCTTTTGGTAATTTAAAATCATCTTCTTTTGTTTCTTTATCCCAAATATTACTTATTTCTTCATCTGTAAATCCAGTGAATTCAAATGCATCTGATCCTTCTAATGCATAAAATTCTTCTTTTAGTAATTCTTCATCCCATTCTGCAAAATCTTGACTTTTATTATCCATAATTCTAAATGCTTTTACTTGTTCTTTTGTTAAATCTTTTGCCCATATTACTGGTACTTCTTTAAGATTTAATTTAATTGCTGCTTTTAATCTTGTATGTCCTGCAATTATTTCATTATTTTTATCTAAAATTATTGGATTCTTAAATCCAAATTCTTTTATACTCTTTGTTACTATTTCTACTGCTTTTTCGTTTTTTCTAGGATTTTTTGAATAAGGTTTAATATCATTTATTTTTAAATATTCTATTTTTAATTTCATTTAAATTCTCCACCAATTTTAAAATTTTAATCTTGATCCAATCGCATTTTCAATATCTTGTATGTCTTTATTCACTTTCTTCCATTCTTTTTTATTGTCTTTTAAATCCTTAAATTCTTTTTCAAGTTTTGCTTTATCTGTGTTTTCCTGATGATTTGCTAATTGAAGTATTTTTAAATCTTCTTTCAATTTTTCTTGTTCTTTTGTTAAAGTTACTTTTGTTTGCAATTCTTTTAAAGTTTTTATATTCCCTTCTAAAACTTTTTTCTTAGATACCAAATCTTTTAAAATTTTTCTTATTCCTTCTTCATTGTATGTCCCTTTGCTTTCAAGAGAAACTTCTCCAATTATGTCTTCTCCAATTTTTGCTTCTCTAATTTCTGTTGTTGTGTGAATCATTTCTTTTCTTCTATCATCATACTTCACATTACTACTTATTTTGGGTTCCATCATTTTTTAAAATAGCAAATACTTTTGTTCCACATTTTGAGCATTTTCCTTTTACTGCTTTTCGAACTCCTCTACTTCCCTTAATTTCATCAAGCTCTGGCTCAGACACTTCAACTCTTTCTTTACATCTGACACAAAATGCTAGGTATTTTTTTTCCATTATTTAACCTCCTGTAATTTAATTGTTTATTTCTTTTACTTTTCTTAATTGTTCTGTCGCAATCTTTTCATATTCCCTTAAAATTCCAATAACCTTTTTTCCTATCTCTGTTGTTTTTATTTCAGTTTCTCTTCCTTTCTTTTCTTTTTCTATAATTCCTTCTCTACTCCATTGATCCATAACATTAGAAAGATGACTTGTAGTCATATCTACTTCTTGACTAAGTTTATGAAGATTTTTTCCATTAATTGCAAATAAAAGCCTCATATATCTCCTCTGTGCTATAAATCTATAAATTTTAGTTTACCCCCTTAATCATATTTTTATGTTTTTTTGATAATTTTTTCATTTTTTTCTTTTCTTACCTCTCTTGCTCTATTTATAATTTCTGCTTCTCTTATTTCTTTCTTTAATTGTTCAACTACTGGATTTTTTTTCTTTTTGTTTTTTTTCATTTTAATTATATCAACGTGATTTCCACATCCACAGGCATATGCTTAATTTTTTTATTCTTCCCCTGTTTCTGTTTCGTGTCTCCAGATAAAAAACATCTAAGCATCGTTATTATCCTTTTTTCGTTGATTATTTTTAATACTAATTTGTCCATTTTTATTTATATCAATTTCTAACATGCATAATGCAAGATTTAAAGAATTATAGTCTACCCCAACTTGTTTAACTATTTCTGATTTATATACTGGTGTTAATTGTTCTTTTAGAAATGATTTAATTTTATTTAATGTAGCTACTTGTATATTTCTTCTCATAGAAGGATCTGGTTTTTTTATTACTTTTAATTTATCTTCCATAAGGATATAATTATATCCTTCTATTTAAACCTTTTGGTTTTTTTCAATAATTCCAATTTATTGTAAAGATACATTTATTTGATGTTTTTCTCCATTTAAAGTAAGTAAAGGACTTCCTGTTCTACTTGGTTCCATACAACTTACATGTGCATAAGAGTTCCAATAGTCAAGATAACTTCCTGTAAGAATAAAATGCTTATTGCTTCTTTTTATAATTTTATTCTTTTTATCTACTGAATAAAATTCTCTAATATGATGACTTAACTGATGAACATGCCCAATAGCATATATTTCTACATCTATTATTTTTTCTAAATCCAATGCTGCTTTTATTTTTGTATAGGGTAATCTTGCTCCAGAACTTCCATGTGTGGTGTATAAAGTATATGTCTGATTTCCAACTCTTAATAAACTTGCTTTTCCTATTCCCAAATATTTTGCACCAATTTCTCTACACATATGTCTCATTAAATTTACTCCTTCATCTTTATATGCTCTTAATTCATGATTTCCTACATGTGCTCCTAAAAATAATCCTTTCTTTACAAATGGCTCATAAATAGCAATCCATTCAGACATTTGTTGGTCTACTATTTCTGTTTGTTCATAAACCCCTGCTCCTACTGAATTTTTTGTTGCTGTTTCAATTCCATCCCCCATATGTAATAAATAAATATTATTTTTATAAGCCCAATCAAGATTCTTCATTAATTTTTCTCTATCATGTTGTGCATTTCCAATATGTTCATCCCCCACTAAAAATAATTGTAAACTTTTAGTATTAAATTTTCTTCTATTAATTGTTGGATGTGTTTCTTCATATCTAAGTGCCTTTTCCATTGCAATTTTGTTTTGAACATTTTGTATATAACTCATTTTAACCTCTTATAAAAAGTTTTAAATATATTTTTTTTATAATAACTATTCCCCTTTACTAAAATATATTTCTCATCAAATCCATAACTTATAAAAGTAGCTTTATGTTCTTTTACTAATTTCTCTGCTTCTTTTTTTGTTATCTTTTCTAAGTTTTTCATTTTAGACATTATTTTAAAGTAATCCTTTTATTTAAATCTTTGTATCTTTTTATCCTTATCATTGCAAATTCATCTTTGTCTTGAATTTTTCTTAGTATATTTTCAAATATAAATTTGTCATCTATTCCTAAAGTATCAAATATAGCATCAATTAAAAATTTTTCTCTATTTGAGATATCTTTCTTTTTAATCTCTCCTTTTTTTGTTAACCAATTTTCATGAATTTCTACTTCCACTTTCAATCCATCCTTCAAATTGATGTTCACAAATGGTAATGACTTTATAACAATCTTTCTAATTTCTTTTTTTAATTCTCTTGCCTCTTTTGTTAATATTCTTCTATTATTCCAATTAAAATAAAGATGATTTACACTTGGAGTTTTAAAGGGTATTTTAATTATCATTATTATACCCACAATTTTTAGGTACATAAAAATTTGATTCTTTTTGTCCCCTGAATTGTTTACATAGTTTTGGTTTAGTTTCGTGAATATCACACAAATTATTTTTTAAATGAGGACAAACAAATGGTATTACAATTACATCCCCCTCAATTGTGCATCCTCTGGCATTCCAATATTCTAATTGATCCTTATCTTTTCCTATTCCTTCAACTCTGAATCTTAAATATCTACAACATTCTCCACACCTTTTACATTTATCTTTCTCCATTAATATTACTTTTTTGTTTATTACTTCTACCATTCTTCTGCATATCTTTTATGACACTCTTTACAAAGCACTTTCACATTCCCTGGCCTATATGTTCCTCCTTTATATCCTTGAATTATTCTATGAATCTCTAATTTTATTTCTGGTTCTTTTTTCCCACAATCTTCACAAGTATAATCAACTGCTTTCTTGTATGCTTTTTTAAGCCACTCTGGGCATTTTTTTGGTCCTAACATTTTATTTGATTATTAACATATTCTGGCGCATGCTCCTCCAAAAAGATATCTATGACTTTTTTTAAATTAATTTTTTCCGAAGAATTCCATTGTGAATCTTTTCTTATTTCTTTAACAATTGCTTCTTCACAATTTATATCTTCTCCTATTGGATTATTGTGTTCTGCAACTATTCCAATACATGATTTTCCAGTTAAAGAAACTGCATCTACCAATCTTTCTATTGCTAATCTCTGCCCAAAAGGCAACTCAACCCCAAAACATTTAAATTCAATAAAAATAAAAACCTTGTTTCCAAATTCTACAAACCCATCTATATCTGTAGGAGTTATGTTTTTCCATCTTAAACCAGAAAAATCTTTTATTTGTTTTGCTCTTCCTCGATATTTTATTTTTCCTCTTTCCATAATATCACCCCTATTTCTTTAAATATCTCCTGAAACTTTTTGGTATTTTTACCAAAATATAATATCATTTGGCCTTGAAGTGGTGCTCCCGTAGATTTTCCTTCTTTGTCTATAAATTTAACTCTTCCTCCAATAAAACAAACCATCGAACAATTTTTTAATAACCTTTGCCCCCATTTTGTCTCTGTTGCATTGTTTACTAAAACAATCGCTTGATTTATCTCTTTTAATACAACTTTTTCTGTGACAGCTTTTGAAAATTTATTTATGAGTGGTTGCGCATAGGGTGGATTTAACCAAACATTTCCAAACCATTTTTTAGTTAATCCATCATTTTCTTTTGTAAAATATTTTTTTGCATTAATAATTTTGTTTGCTTCCTCTGATGATGCTGGATCTAAATCTATACCCCCCATAACTTTTCTTGCTAATTTTATATATTTTTTTGGAGTATACCATTCACTTTCTCCAGAATTGTAGCTTACATGAACATTTAATTCCTTCCTTGCTTCAGTTAATGTTTTTTTGCCTTCAAATATCTCTCTGAATAATCTTGGATTTTTCTGTTTTATTTCTGCTACCCATTGAATATATGCTCCAGAAACACCTATTTTAGTCCCAATCAAATCTCTAACCTTTTTATCTTCATCTTTTAAGGTGATATTAGTATCACCTTTTTTTGGTCTTCCTCGAGGATATTTTCTCTCATAAATGGGTTTATACTCCAAACCCAAAATTGCTTTTTGGGATTTATTTAGATTCCTTTTTGTTATAGACTGATTTAATATAATCCATTCTTTTGCGTCTTCTCTTGATTCAAATTCTAATTCAATAGGTTTTTTTAATGGAATCTTATATGGTTTGCAAATTTCCTTTCTATTACGACCATCTAAAAGTATATTTTTTCCTTTCCACACAACAATTGCATCCCTGTTTCCTTCTTTTTTAAGTGATTCTTCTAATCCACAATATTCTTCATAAGATAAATCTGGGATTAAATCTTTAAATTCTTTATCAATTATTATATCTTTTATTTCCATTTTATTTTTTTCATTACAATGAATGTTTCCGCTGCAAGTTTATGTGCACATCTTGGATTTTCCTTGCAAAATCTTGCATGATTTTGACATGAACACGAATCAATTATTCTTCCCGGCATTTTTTTTAAAGTTACTAAATTATCTCCAACCTTCACTTTTATACTCTTTTTATTATAACCTATTATTTTAACCTTTCCTTTCTTTATAAATTCTGCTGCTTTTAATATTACTATCATTCTTCATCTCCAAACCATTTTTTTAATTTCTTTTGCTTTTTATCTCGAAGTTTTCCAAATTCATAATCTTCATAATTTCTGGAATCATCCTTATTTTCCTGTTTTTTCCTTTCCTGTGCGTAGGTTGGCATTTTTCCTCCCGTAATTTGGATTATTAACATACCCACATCTTTTGCAGGATCCTTCTTTAAATCTTGTACTTCCACATACTGGACATTTTTTCATTTTTTATTAAAATCTCCCCTTTTATCTGCTTTTCTAATAATAGTATAGGCAATTGAATAAATCCCTTTCTCTAAGATTTCTTTCAAAAACCTTTCTTCATCTTTAGTCAATTTCAATTCATAAATTACTTTTTCTTCCATTCTTTTCCTCCATTGTTTTCTTGTTTGCTCTTGGGAGTTACTCCCTCACTAAAAATTAAAAAATAAAAAAAATAAATTATTCTTTTAAAAAATGTATTGCATTATCTATTGCTATAATCTCTTTTATAAACTCATCTCCATCTGATTGAGATTCTTTGATATTTTTATTTGCTTCAATTAAATCAGCAATTACTATTTCTTTATCCATTTTATTTTTCTTCTTCAGCACATGCATTATTCGTATACCACCTAAGTGCCCGAACTATTGCTCTTGTCTCAGCCATTCTGATAAAATGTGGTTTTATATAATCTCCAGTAACATTTTCATTTGTTGCATCTCCATGTCCTTCAAATACAATAAAGCCTTCTTCTCCTCTTGCTTTATGGTTATATACAATCACTTTTGCCTTAAATAAAGCATACTTCTTTTCTAAATCTACAGCTAACATTTCTGTCTTTATTGAAAAAGGCACTTTCAAACTATGTGCTTTTGTTAATAATGTTTCAAATGTAACCATGTCATCTTCCCATTTGCCCGTCTTTTTTGGTATTGAATCCATTTTCTCTGCAGGTTTTTCTATTTTTTTCATTAAACAAAAAGCCACCTTTCCATCTTTTATTGTAATATCTGCTGATCCCAACTTTACAAATTCTGGCTTAACCCATTCTTCAAGTTCAAACTCTTTAATGTCATTATCTACAATTGCTTGAATTTTGTTTCCTTCAATTTTAACTATTGTTGTTTCCATTTATATACCTCCTTAAATTTAATTAGAGGGGCAGGAGAATTCAAACTTTTGTAAGAATTCACCCCTCCCCAATTGGTATCTCTTAAGAGATTATTCATATTAATTTTTTCCCCTTTTTTTCTAATTCGTCTGCTAATTTAATTATTTCTTGCTTTTTGTTTTTAATCATATAATCCCAATCAAAAAAATTCTTTTGATTTAATTTATGAAATGCTGTGTGACAATACTTACATAATCTGGCCATATTTCCTGGCATTCTTATATTTGCATGATTATAATCTTTTGCATGCCTGTTATCCACTTCCCTTTTCTTACAAATTTCACATTTAAATTTATTCATTTTAAATCTCCTGCGAGTTTATCAATTTCTTTGATTAAATTCTCATTAATAGCAATACTATTAAGCTTCTTTAACTTTTTAATAAATTCTTTAAAATCAACTTCTAATCTTTTTACAGCACACCACTGTTCAGTATTACCTTCAGCCCTTTCTAATTCTTTTTTAAATTCTTTTTTCATTTTAAATCTCCAATATGTTTTTCAAATGCTTTGTCTGTTTTTTTTCTCATAAAATTAACACCTTCCCAAAACCCTTCTTTATAATCTGGAGTAATATGTCCTTCCAATCTTACTATATGATTTTTTTTTTTTTTTTTCTTTAAATTCTGTGTTGCTTCTTTAACATCTTCTACTTTATTTACTTTAATTAAATCTTCATTAGAAAGACTATTTCCTAATCTATCAGTTACATATATTTTCTCAAATAATTTAAATTCTTTTTTCATTTTAAATCCTCATTTTTTAACATAGTTCTAACTTTTCCACATCCAAAACAAATTTGAGTTAATGCTTTATGATAAGTGCTAAAAACAACTTGTTGAATATGTTTTCCTTCACATTCTTTAATTTGTTTTAATAAACTTTCCATTGTCCAATTAGTTTCAAGTTCTAAAGTTTTATTTTTCATTTTAATAAGTTCTGCTCCCTGATTTAAGATATTCTTCAAACTTCCTTATTCCACTTTCCGCTGTCCTTTTTTCAGATGCTTTTTTATTTTTCTCCATTTTCTTTATTTCTTTCTTTCTCCATTCTTCGTCTTCCCAAAATGCTTTCTCACTCAAAGGTTTTATTTCTTTTTTCATTTTAAATCTCCAATATGTTTTTCAAATGCTTTGTCTTGTTTAATTTCCAATATATCAATTTCCTCTGGAATATCAACATCTGCAATCCCATAAACCCTTATTTTATCTTTAAAATCATTAAAATTTTCTTCCAATTCTTTCTTTAAATTCTGGGTTGCTTCTTTAACAGCTTCTTCGAAATAAATAGGAACAAAAAAAGTAGATTTACAATTTCTTAAATCTTGTCTTTTATCTTTTAATTTAAATTCTTTTTTCATTTTAAATCTCCTGAAAGTTTATCAATTTCTTTAATCAAATTCTCATTAATAGCAATACTATTAAGCTTCTTCAACTTTTTAATAAACTCTTTATCTTGACTTTTAATTACACTAATAATTGTATCAGCAAATCCTTTATTTACCCATGTATATAATTTGTCATAAATTAATTTTCTTTTATCACTTAATTTAAATTCTTTTTTCATTTTAAATATTCCTCTGTGAGTTTATCAATTTCCTCCACAATATCTTCTTTAGTATACCATTTTTCTTCCCCATCTTCTTTATATACAAATCCATTTTTCAACAACTTAATAAATTCTTTGAATTCTTTCTCTTTAATTTCAAGAACTCTTTTTGTCATAGAAGAAATCATAGCATCAAATTCATATTCTCTTTGGCTTGAAGAATAACCACACTTTACTTCTTCTAAAATCTTTTTAATTATTTCTTCATCACTTAATTTAAATTCTTTTTTCATTTTATTATTTCTTAACTTTACATAAAGTAAGATATTTCTGTAAAAAACCAATAACTTTCCTTATGTTTTTATCTTCTCCTTTAATATAAAGATAAAAATCTGTTTCTCCATTCTTTCCAGTCATTTTCATTATTAGTGGTTCATTTTTTATTTCTTCTTCTGTTTTTTCTATTTTCTTTTTCATTTCAACTCCCCTGAAAGTTTATCAATCTTTGTTTCTATTTCTATTTTAAATAATTTATATAAATCCATAACATATTGAGTATTAGGATAAGGTTTACTTTCCCTTAATTCCTCTTTCAACTTCTTAATAAATTCTTCAAAACTAACTTCTAATCTTTTTACAGCACACCACTGTTCAGTCCTGCCTTCAGCCCTTTCAAATTCTTTTTTAAATTCTTTTTTCATTTTAAATCTTCCTCTGTTATGTTGTTAAACCAAATATCCCTTTTACATCCACCACATTTACTTTCTTTTGTTGCATTTCTACATTCTAATGTAAAA